TAATTTAACGTATTTAGTATAGGTAGCACAATCAGCAATGCACCACCTAACGCTATTATCTCATAGCGTAGTAGTAGATGTTTAACATCTTCAATATCTACTACGCCGTCTTTGTTCAAATCCATTTTCATATTTATACCTCATTTTAAAATCTCCTTCTTGGGGAATCTAACCATTTGATTATCTGTCTCAAAAATACCAACCCCAATAATAATTCAACCATTAAATCATCTGACCTATCATCCATGAAGCAAGTAACTTTGGAGTCATACTGTTACTTCTCCACTCTGCTTCACCGACAACCCTTAGCATTTTGAACTTCTTGGTTGCTGGCATATCTGTTTTAATAATAACATCATGCAAATTTATGCATACTGTCTTCATGTCTACCGATTCATATAACAAGTCATGCACCTTACCTAAAGAATTTTCATAGTTATTTTCATCAATCATTTGTAATATATCAGTATAGGGTTCCTGATTCTTGTTTATTTGGTTTAAGATGGAGGACTTACTAAAGATTACAGCCTGAAGTTCGGTAAGCCCCCGCCTCATATCTCCGTGTAGGGACTCTATGAAGATTTCCAAATCATCCTCGGATATATGCGTAATTTCCTCTCTTTCTAATATATCTGAGAGTAATTTATGCATCGTCCTCGTCTGCAATCTTTCAAACCTGTAATTAGCACATCTTGATTGCAATGGATGTATTATCTTGAATCTATCATTGCAAGTTATAATGAATCTACAGTTGTCAGAATACCTCTCCATGATTCTCTTGAGTGCATTCTGAGCATCTTTCGTCATACCATCCATCTCATCAAGAAGTATAATCTTGAAGGGAGCATCTCCTATCTTTCTAGTGGAAGCAATCTCCTTAATTTGGTTTCTGACTGTCTCTAGTCTTCTATCGTCTGATGCGTTTATTTCAAAGAAGTTATTGTCAACATCATCCTTGAGTATATCATTGGCTAATGCCATACCCGCAGCAGTCTTACCCACACCTGCTATTCCATAGAGTAGAACATTAGGCATGTTCCCTTGTTCTACCCAACTCTCTGCATCAATGGTGAAGTTGTATTGACCTACAACATCACCTAGTTTCTTTGGTCTATATTTTTCTGTCCATAACATATTTATTCCTCATTTTTAATCAAGCCACTTTGACAGTGTGGCAACTGGTTGAACCGGAGTTCGTTTTGTTCTTCTCTTCTTCTCACCAAGTTTCAAAACTCTGAGTTCTGTGCTACTCAGTTTATTTCTACAGTAGTCCTTAAAATCATCGTTTCTTAGTAAGTCTTTGAAAAGATATCTTTGAGAAGGACGCATTTTTAATCTCCGTAAAATTTTCGGTACTATAGAATACGCCTTTCTTTGTGGTGGTGTCATCTTTCGATGCATTCTACCATCGTGAGCATAAGCCAACATTTCGTAAAAGTACGACTTATCCCATTTCCTCTTGACCTTTGCATCCAAGAACATCAACTTGTTAGGATGAATATTCGGTGCTAACCAAGATATGAATTGTACATCAGCAGGTTCGCTAACCTTCAACTGATTCATTATTATCTCTCTATCGGGATTCCTTAGATAGTCCCCAACCATTGTAAAGATATCAACATCGTAATTGTATGGTTCATCAGAACGTGGTGCTATCTCTTTTATCTCATCAAAAAGAGACCTTTTTGTTGCTCTGTTTAACTTGCACATATTGTACAGTTTCTTAGGAACATCCTTTTGGTTAATCGATGTGAGAACTACCTGACCCTTGTATTCTAGAATAGTCTTACGAATAACATCTACATTGGGTTTGTAGTTACATTCCCTGATGATTATTCCTCTATCAGCAGGTACGGAGAAGTTATCTTCGATGTCATACTCATTGGCATAGGCGATGATTGGATTATCTGAAACGAGTTTTCTCGCTTTTTCCATCTTGTCTGTTCCGTCTTTGCCAACTATTATTATCGTTCTATTCTGATTCTTCATATTTAATAGGCTCATTGATAACCCTCACTTCCATTATTTCTTCGTAGGCTTTGTTACAAGCCCCACAATTAACTAAAATGACATACCACTTTAGTTCGTTTTCTTCTTTAACACCCGCTTCATATGCGAATGACTTACTACCACATTCTCTACAACCTTCCGCTACTCTCTTCAATGTGTGATGTGTGATTATATCATCATCAGTAACATTTGGTTTACTAGGATTAGGAGTTAGTAGTTTAAGTCTGCATACACTACATGTGCTACTACTAGTCGTTTCTCTAAGATTGCATTTAGGGCAAAGCATCAGAGAACACCTTTCATCTTCAATATCTTGTCTAAACCGTCCACTGTTAGGTGTTCCTTGCTTGATATCATAAAAGTCGTCTTAGCGAGTATATCCCAATCTGCATTCGATGGTAGGTCCAATGGTAGCAAATTGATTAACTTCATCACCTCTGATAGCGAACTCACTATGAGTATCGGTTTCTTTCTTGCTGAGTGTTCTTCATCACGATACTTACTTTCAATCTCATGTTGCAACAGACTTCTCTGTACTGCTTTCAAGAAACCCTCACTGCCTCTTAGACACACTCTGACCCTGACTCTGTATCCTATTTGAGTACCGTTTCTCACGACACTGACTTCTGGATTTCCATGAGACAAAAATGCCCCTTGAAGGAAATCCTTACTGTACATACCCATCCGAAAGAGAAGATGTCATTATATGTTACTACAATATTCACGAATATCATCGATTGTATTGCAATCTGAAGGATACTTGTCATCCCTTATTCTCACGATTCTAGGAAACCTAAGACCGTATGTTCCATCCTGATTCCTAGTTACTGCATCACACGTTATCTCTAATACTGTTCTCGGTAGAACGTAGTATGTACCATCGGAATACGAATCCACATTTCTCTTCAGTGAGACAGATAACCTATCCATCTCTGTTTCTGTGATTCCTGTTCCAACACTTCCGACTTCAATGAATCCACTACCACCTATGACTGATACACCATAGGTTGCGATGAATCCTGCTCTCTTACCACTACCATGTCTCCCTGATGTAATGACAACATCCAACTCAATTCTAGGTGGTTTGAACTTGAGCAGTGAACTAGTTCTCTTTGATTCATAGATAGCATCTAGGTCTTTTATCATGATGCCTTCAAACCCACCATTGATAGCAACATTGTAAGATGCCTCTATGTTATTATGAGTAAACATGCTTGCTTGATATTCTTCAGGTACGAATTTCTTCATCACTTCTAAACGAACGTCATATATTTCATCTAACTGAGAGTTACCTAAGTAAGACATACAATCGAATACAACTAATTTAACTGGACATTCAGATATTGCTTTCTGCTTATCCTTTGAATGCACCCTAGTTCCTAGTTTTTGATGTGCCTCTGGATTACCATGCTCATCAATGGGATATATCTCACAGTCAATAACAAATCTCTCTACATCAAAGTTATTGACTATTGATACGATATCGGGATACTGGTCTGTAACAATCTTTCCCTTTCGGTTGAATATTATAACATCACCATACTTGTGTATCTGATATCTGTTTCCATCATACTTCGTATCAATGATATACCTATCAGGTAACTTGCCTTTGTATGGCTTTGCTAACATAGGCTTAATGTAAGAACCATGAACATGTGCTGGTGGCTCTTTTCCATTATCAAGATAGGCAACCATAGAACTCAAGGAGTTAGACGTTGCAAACCTAGATACATCTGTGTCGTATAATATTGACATTGACTTCTCAACAGTGCTAGTGTTCACTCCGTTCCTCGGAGTTCTTAACCAATAGCGTATGAACCACTTGACCTCTAAGGTAGACATATCCATTATGGCATCTTCAATCTGCTCAAATGCTGGTGAATCAATCTTAGAACAATCTAGTTCTAATAGAGTTAGCAGACCATGCAGTGTGATTGTAGAGTCAGTCCTGTTTGAGTTTAGGAACTCAAGCATTCCCTCTCCTAAGTCTAACCACTTCTCTGCTTCCTCAACTATCTCATAATCAAAAACATTGAACATCGATGCCAACCATTTGATGGCTTTTTTCTCACCGATGTTGTTATTATCATATTCCAATGATAGTATCTTAACCATTGTAGTTCTATCTATGGAAGATAGACTGGACAATGTGGAAGACAATATCTGCTTCTTTCTTGTTGGTGTGACATTCTCTATTGACTCACACATCCGACTGAATGTTATCATACTCATTTTTATTCCTCAATATCTTATCTAGTGCTTTATGCACATCTTTCATTTCATCTATATTCATTCTCACTCCCTTTCTGGTAGGAGTGCTGTTTACATGCCATCTGATATCTACAATGTCTATATTGTAGAAATTGCCTGTTCTCACTATCAATTCATTCGTTGCATCTCTTGGTATTCTTAGTATTATTTTTTCATCCTTCAAGCCAACCACCCTTAAATTGTTGTAGATTTTTCCACGATTTAAAGTATCGTGGGGACTCTTGTGCGTCTATTCTATGTGCTACCCAAACAACACCACCAAGACTGCTTACCTTAACTAGTTCATACGTCCTTCCTTCTACTTCAAACATATCTTCAGTTTCTATATCAGGCACTAACCCAAATTTCTGTGATAGTTCGTTAGCAATCTCATCCATGTGTTCAGCAATATACTGAACGATTAGATGTCTTTGTATTGGTACTTTAGCATCAACTGTGACCTTTATCTTACCTGACATCTCACATACTACACACTTGTTACCTAAACAAATAGGACATTCTATTTCCGCAGGAAGCGGAGCAGGGAAGCGAATAGTTACTGCTTTCTTCATTGTCTGCCATCCCACACTCTGTATATCAGTTCATACTCAACTGTTACATCGAATGGGAACGCTGCAAAGTGCAACGTTGCATTACCAAACTCAGGAGCGAAACCACTTGACCAGTATTTATCCTCTTGAACCAAGTAGCCTTGCCAACCTACCCAACTATAGTTACTGAATATAACGGAATTGTTTACTACTTCAAAGGATAAATGTGTTATATTGTATGCAAAGGATTGGAGTTCAATTGCTCCATAACTTGTGTTAACATCTACCCAAATTGTAGGCGCATAAGCAAACGACTCATTGCTATTATTATCCATGACAAGAGTAAACTCACCTGTCATAGTTATCCATTCTGCTTGTGTTGTTTGACCCTCAAATTCTTCTTCGGGTGGGCTAGGTAATGCTTCAGTGCATCCTGCAACCAAAACAGCAGTTAGTAGAATGGCGAACATTTTCTTCATAGTGTGTGACATGTTTATCGTATCTCGCACAAACAGGTAGGATATATATCTTACACCATTCACTCAAAGGTTAATCCAAATTCTTCTAGTGTTGTCTGTCTACTATTCTCTAGTGTCAATCTTTCTCTCATAATCTATCACCTCTTTCTTTTTATTGTACTTCTTCATGTACTGTTTCTTGAGGAACTCAATCCTCTCATCATCGTGTTTTCTGTTTCTCGGTTGTGTAGTAAGTAGTTTAATGATTTCATCTAACTTCCTTTCCACTGCTCTTTCATGTCTATTATATCTCTTCATATTCCCAAATCCTTGTGTGCTATCATACTACTAGCGACTACACCTAGCGCAAACTTTCTCGTATATCCCATCTCTTTATTTGCCCTATCACATGCTTCTTGGCATTCTTCTTCTGTTGTTCCCCAATAGTAAGGTAGTGTACCGGGTTTACCCCCATTTCTACA